GCAAAGTTTCCCATAGCATAAGGATTAGTTCCTTGTGCATATTGTTTTCTTGGTTGATCTAGTCCTGATGTAATACCAGTTCCTGTTGATCCACCCATTCTAAACATTGGTCTTTTTAAAGTTCTACTCATAGTTATGCATTCATATTAAAGTTTACTTTTCCAGGATTTTTAAGTCCACCATATATACCTGCAAGTGTTGTACCAACACCTAATGCAGTTTGTAATGGTGTAGGGTTAGGTACGTTTGTTGTCGCTGTTCCTGATCCCTGCATTCCACCCATGATACCTGTAACCAAATTACCGTAGTTTTGTAATTGTTCTTGTGGTTGGAAAGCCGCGGCTCTATTTGCTTCTCTAGTTGCATCAAGTCCTGCTTGTGTTTGTGCTTGATTCAATGCGCCCAATGAACCTAGTCTTGAAATATCTGTTCCTTGTAATCCAGGTAATAGCTGAGCTAGACCTTGTTGATTATTAAACTGTTGTTGTGCTGAAGCTTGTGCATTTTGAAAACCTGATTGTAATAAACCTGCTTGTAATTGTGCTCGGTTCATATCAGAACCTTTCATGTATTCTGCTTGTGCAACACCTTCACGTCCACCACCAAAAGCACCAGATGCTACTGCTTGATCTGATATTCTTTGTTGTTGCATAGCTGCGTTTCTATCAAACTCTGCTAGTGATGCATCCATAACTTGTGATTGATATGGTGACATAAACTGTTGGTAAGCTTGTGGTCCAGTTGCAGCTTGTGCACCTTGTAAAAAAGGTTCATAAGAAGCTAATCCAGTTTTTTGTCCAGTGGTTGGATCTATTCCTGCACCTTGTAATGCTAAAGCTTGTGCTGATTGTTGTAATGCATCTTGACCTGCAACTTGTGGTGCAAGTCCTGCTAAATTTTGTTTTCTTACGTCAAATGCTCTTGCAGCATCTTGTCTTAATTTATAACCTTCTGCAGTCTCACCTGTTTGTTGTGATAGACTTCCAATACCACCTGATACAACTGGTACACCTGTAAGGGCTACGGCTTGTGTTGCTAGATCTTTTCCTAGATCTTCTACGAATGGTGCTGGTCGTGATATTGTGGTTTCTGTAGCCATTAAATAACTTCCTCTAATCTTTGTGATGTTTTAAACATTTCTCTAGCGCCATCTAATCCTTGCGATTCTTCTGATACTTCACCCCCGGATTCGAGGTTTTTCATCATGTTATACATGACTTCTGCTCCTTTGTCTACATCTCCCTCACCTGCATTTCTTACAGCGTCGGCAGTAAATACAAATTCATTCTTTGATAATCTTGCAGGTACATCGTCTGCTCTTTCCATTCTACCTAATGGTACAAACCCACCTTCTTCTCTTAAATCCATTTCTTGACCATCCATATCTAATAAAGGCATAGTCTTTTTAGCTACCGGTTCTTTAGATCCTTCTGCATAACCTGTTCTCATTAATCCACCATCAGCAGCAAATCTACTACCTTGATTTCTAGCTGATAAAAAATTGTAAGGATTATTTCTAATGTCAGCTATGTTTAAACTATTTGTTTTATAATAATCATCATTGTTTTCTTCTTCTTCTTTTGGTGTCATTAAACCTGAAAATAAAGATAAACCACCTATTGTTTTATATGGATTACTTTTTATAAAATCAAATATACCAGTTGGGCCTCCCATATAATCAGGAGTTCCTAATAAAGATTTATTTATAGCCATATTTTTTAAAAAACCTGCACCTTTCATTCCACTAAATAATCCTTTTGCAGGACCAAAACCAGCGTATCCTGCACCAAGTCCTAACAAAGCCATTTTACCTACTGGAGACTTAGCTATCTTCTTAACTGCTCTTGTTGCTTTTTTAACTAGCTTACCTAAAAAATACATTTGTCTTCCTGATTCAAGGTCCATGATCCCTCCTTCAGGATCATCTTCTTCTTGATTCGCCATCATCATTCGTCCACCGTCCATGGCACCTGCACGTCCACCATCTGCAAGACCTGTGAAATCAAATATAGAGCCCGCGAATCTTGGAGCAAGGCCACCTAAGTTTCTTTTAGATGTTGCATCTTCTTCTTCTGTAGTATCTTCTTCTGGTATAATTGGTGGTATGTAATTATTATCTCCACCACCATCATTTGGTTTTGGTGTAAATTCTCCAGTAATACGATTATAAACTAAATCATTTTCTCTAGAATATCTATTAGGTTCATACGTTTTCATCATATCATCAAAAGTTGTTTTTGTAGGATCAAAATTTTCTAAAGCCACTTGTTCTTTCATAATTCTATCAATCTCTTCTTGAGTAACAGGTCCCGCCATTTTTTTACCAAAAAAATTTGCAACTGCAGTTATACCTTTTCCTGCTAGAGTTGGAATTGCATTTGGATCTATTTCATTAAAAAATTGTGGAGGTGGTCTTTCACCAGATAAAACAGCATCTATAAATTCTTGACTATATTTTTTTGTACCATCTGGACCAAAAGCTTCTATACCTAAAGCATTATCTACATTTGCTCCATTTAAAAGTTTTAAATTATTATCCATTAATTTTTTTCTATAATTTATTCTTTTTTGAATATTGTGTCTTTTTATTGCACTTAAACGACTTTGACTGGGAGACAGATCTCCTTTGTCATAAAACTGTTTGTCGTATTTAAATTTTTCTTTTCCTGTAGGATCTACTGTTCCTGTAACAGGACTAACATAATCAGAAGATGGAACATTTAAACTTTGAGGTGTATCATTACTATTAAAACTTGCACCCCCTGCACCAACATTTAAATCTCCATCGGGTCTACCTGTTGATCCAGTTTTAGAATCTGAGTATCCAACACTTTTACCAAAAGAAGCAGTAGCCGCATCAGCTCCACCTTTTAAACCTACACGTTTACCATTTTTGTAAAGTTCTCTTGCTATTTGTGCTCTTGTTATTGCCATAGTTCTATTTTATATAAAAACCCTGAGTTTTACAACTCAGAACCTGCTCCTAAGTTAAATTCTTCTACTGTTATTTTAACGTCTCTACGTATATCTTCTCTTTTAGTTTCTGTTTCAGGGTTATTTACATCAGCATCTGATTCTGCATCTGACATATATTCTTGACCTGTTTTCATATTAGTTAAGGTAACCTCACATTTAGGTGTAATAATCATGGTCTTTTTACCATTAACTGTTTCGTATCTTACTGATGCTTCTGTTTCTATAAATGACATATTTAATCCCTATTTATTTCTAATATTGATGCTACTACATGTAATTCATTAGCATCAGATGCAGTAACTTTCAATATTTCATTTTCTAATAATATCAATGGTTCTGTTAGTAATTGTTCGGTAGCATTAGAATCTATTGATTTAACTTTAAATAAACTAAATACAGCAGCAGCTGCATTAGTTAACGTTGCTGTTAATGTTGCTGCACTTCCAGCATCATTTGATACTAACAATGATTTTACAATTGCTCTAGAGTTACTAGGTGCTGTATATAAAACTGTTTCCGATGTAGTAGTTAAATCTACTTTTGCATTTGTATATATGTTAGCCATTAAACCACGCAAACCTTTCTTGATCTTGTTTTAATTCATTTAAAAATGTAGCGTTTAATTGTTCTACAACTAAACCCATTGCTCTGTTAATTTGTTTTTGGTTAGACACATCATAGTCTTGTTTAGGTTCAGGTATTCTTACTACTATCTTAGCCATTATCTACGTCCATCCGGTTGTATATCAATTTTAAAAGTACCAAATCTCCACTCTTCTCCACTAGATGTGTTTTCAATCTTAACATTTAAATAACGTCCTCTAGCTCTTGTATCTTTTTTATCAGTAGATGAAGTAATTGTAAATGGACTTAAACTACTTACCGTGTCTGATTGTTGAGGATATCTTTTTATAGCTAGTGTTACTACTGCATTTCCTGTTAGTGTTTTAAAATCAGGTACAAATCTTCTAAGTGCTAAAAATGATTCACCTGCAATAGTGGGTCCACTTGATCTACCTTGAGCATCTTTTTGTTTTGCTTGTAAATCAAAATCAAATGATTTTATAAATGATGTAATTGTTGTAGTAGAACCATCTTGATTAATTTGATCTGTACCTACTTCATGTTCAAAAAATTGTGTTTGACCTAAACCATCTTGTCCTACCACTGCAGGGAAAGTACCATTCGATGTTGAATTAAATTTAGTAGCATAAGGTTGAGGATAAACAACAGCATCAATCCAAGAAGTTCTTGCTTCTGTTCCTGTATACCAAACACCACCTGGTGTGTTTCTACCTGTCTCTCCATAATTAAATACTACGTACGCATTATTATAATTAGATCCTGTTGTTGGATAATACCAAACAACTTCTGTAAATAGGTTATTGATACCTGCTGCAACTTGTTGACCTTTTGTAGTATCTAAATTGTCATAAACAAAATCTTCTACAGTACAAGGTAGAGATTTAACTGTACCATCAAATAGAAATAAACCATTTGCACTCATCCAAAAGGCATTACCATCTATCTCAACAACTGCATTTTTACCAATCAATCCACAGTTAGTACCAACTTGCTCAAAACCAAATGTAAAAGGTGCACCAATAAATTTCATTGTATACAATGCATTGTCTGTCCAAACTAGAATTGTTTCTTTTGCTTTTATAGCACCAACTATTTTAGTTCCATCTTGTAATCTAAAATCACCGGCACTGTTAATAGCTGTTGCTGTATAATCATTTATGTTTTCTTGATCCGAGAATCTTATAAACATATCATCTTGTGTTGATGTATTTCCAATAGTTGTTTCAGTTCCAAAATGACATAAGTGTCTAGTTGTTGGTGATATCAAACTTAATCTAGATGCCGTAGGGTTACTTGCTGTAGAAAAACCTGAAGTGCTTGTTGATGCTCTAACTGTTGTAGGTGATGCAGCTCCTGCATTCCATGTAAATGTTTTACCGTTTGCAATAGTTGCAACTAACACTTGACCAAAGTTATCTAAAGACCAAAGTCCAGGTTCAAGAGTTACTTCTGATGCAAGGACCGCTTCACCCCAGTCAGAATAATTTGTTGCATCAACAACATCTGTACCAGTATTGTGAGTAGCGTTTGTTGTACCATTAACATTTCTTACAATACTTTGTAAGTTTGGTGACGATATAGATGCATAAGATATTAATTCTGACTCAACTAAAATTCTACCAGCAGCACTAAAGTTTGTTGTAGCAGTAAGTGTAACATTAGTACCAGATCCACCTGTACCAAATGAGTTTGCACTTAGTGATCCGTTCAATGTTGATGTTGCAGCACCTGGAACTGATCCGTCCCATTGAGATATACCAAAACCATAACCATACGATTGATCAGCAGGACCAATTTTTTCATAAGGTATAACTGATATACTACCACCGGTTGATACTGTCCCTGTTGCATTTGAACTTTGTGTAATTGTAAAAACTGTAGGTGTTGTAACTGAAGTTACTTGAAATAGTTTATCTTCAAAATCAGATGCATTGTATCCTGTGCTACTTGGTAAAGTTACACTGTCTAATAAAATAATATCACCTGGTTCTAAGTTGTGAGCCGATCCAGTTGTAATTGTACATACTGCAGAACTGTTTACAGTTGCTATTGTTGAAGAAGCTAAAGTAGCTTTAATAGGTGTTATGTCAAACAGTTGACCTTCAAAGTATAAAAGTAAAAATTTATCTGTACCGATCGTAACATATCTATTGCCGTTTAAGTCTACAAACGCATGAAGTTTTCTTGATACACCTACAATAGAATCTGATATTAAAGAAGACCAACCTCCTACTTTTTCAGGTAGTCCATATCTAAATCTTGAGTTATCAGAATCAATCCAACGATTCTCCGCTCCGACTTCAGTATCTTGTTTATCGATACCCGGTTTAATATTAAAATCAATAAGGGCCATGGTCCGTGCTCCTTACGCCGTGTTGGTTTTATACGCCCAACCTCTTGTTGAATCAACGTAGACTAATGAAAAGGCTTGACCGTTAGTTGTTAAAGTTAAATTACTTGTACCTGTATTTATTGGTTGGCTATTTCTATTAATAATTAAATTGTTATTGGCAAATGTGCCTCTAGCATCAACAAATAAAACTTCAGCACCTGTTGCAGGTGAAGCTGGTAATGTTACTGTAATTGGGTTAGCTGTTGTGTTTGCTAAAATTTGATCACCATCGACTGCAGTGTATGCAGTAATTGTTGAAGAGTTTAATGTTACATAACCTTGTTTACGTAATCCTAAACTAACATTTGTACCATCTGAATAAACTAATGAAGTAGATCCTATAGGTAATACAACCCCGGATCCTGAAACCGTTTTAACTGTAATAGTATATAAAGTAGATGTACCTCTACTAGTTGCATCTTCAAATACTATAACTCTTTCAGCACTATCAGGTATAGTTACACTTCTGTTTGCACCAAGTGTACCTGTTAATTTTATGTATAAATTTTTACCGTTTGATGTAGCACCATTGTCTAATGCTAAAGTAAGATCACCACTTCCAAGTTGTGCAGATGATAAATAACCCGTAGATAATTGTTCTAATATTTGTAAGTTTGTATTAGTAATCGTGCCCCATAGACCAGCTTTTTCACCGGTAGTGACTAATTCTAATTTTGAGTTTGTTGAAAAAGATGATGCCATAATTTATTAATAAGGGTCTATTGGTGTCCAAGTCATGTTCACCCCTGGTACTATATCGTTCCAGGTAATAATACCCGCCTCTCCTGTGTTTGCCGTTAATTGTGATCCTGTAGGATTCACAACTGCTGTTCCTGTCACTGTAACACTTCCTGTCGCTAAGGTCAATGAGTTTCCAGTAACGGATACGTTTGCATCTGCTGAAACTACTACAGTTCCTATTCCTAATGATACTTGTGATCCAGTTGGATTAACTACTGCTGTTCCTGTAACTGTTACTGTACCTGCTCCAAGACTTACTTGAGAGCCACTAGGACTAGCTGTTACATCCGTACTAAGTATTGGAGTTCCAACTCCTATACTTAATGCATTACCTGTTACATTTATAAGGACATTAGGGTTAAAGAACGATGTCGCTATTGGAGCACCGGATAAGGAAGTTAGTCCGAGCATGGTCTATGCTCCTGATTTCGGATATTTAGTTTTAGTAGC